TTCGAGATTGTTGGGCTTATAAATTGGATTCAGAAGTAGGAGATTGTGGAGCACCTTTAGTGTTACGCAATCCTCAATTACAACCAGGCAAAATTGTTGGAATCCATGTTGCTGGACAAGCACATGGTTTTGGCTATTCTACACCAGTTTATAAGAAGGATATAGAGGAAATTTTAAATAAATATTCAAGTTTAGATAAAGTTGTAGATCAAATATGTTCCGCTAGCTTACCACAGGGACATATTCTAAATAAACCATCATTTAGATATATTGAAAAATTGAATTGTAACATCCCCAATGCTTCTAAATCAGTCATTCGACCTTCTCCAATTTATGGAGAATTACAAACTCCTTTAACAAAACCTTGTTTATTACGTGCTAAAGATGGGTTTGATCCAATAGCTTATAGATTAAATCTTTTTGGATCTGAAGGTATTGCAGTAAATCAAGATATGGTAGATAATAGTGTTTCTGCTGTTTTACATCATCTCAAGACAGCAGTCTTGAAACAAGGAGATATAAGCGAAAAGAAAGTTTACACCTTTGAGGAAGCTATTCAAGGTATAGATGGAGAGGATTATTTAACATCAATTAAAAGAAAAAGTTCACCTGGATTTCCGTTTTGTGTTAGTAGCTCAACAAGCACAAAAGCGAAATTTTTTGGACAGGGACCAGATTGGAATTTGGAAGGAGTGAATAGTAAACTTCTTAAAAACAGATGTCTGGAAATTATTGAAAGCGCTAAATTAGGTGAAAGACAAATACATCCTTTTATTGACACTCTTAAAGATGAAAGAAAACCCATTGAAAAAGCTCATAAGACAAGATTATTTTCAGCTTGTTCATTAGATTATTTAATATGTTGTAAAATGTATATGATGGGTTTAGTTTCATGTATGACCAAAGTTAGAAATTTTTCAGGTATCGCAATAGGTACAAACGTTTATAGTAATGACTGGGATAGACTTGCTAAACTATTAAAAGGAAAGAGTGAAGAAATGGTAGCAGGAGACTTTGCTGGATTTGATTCAACCCA